TTTTAACACAATCATATAGAGTGAAAATATGGATACTTACATACAAAAAGAAATATTGGCAAGATAAGAAAATAAAAGGAGGGTGTGGTTAATGGCGACGAGTCATTATTTTCACAACTACGCAGCTACCAAAATCAATGAAATAAGACTCTATGAAGATGTAATCGTAGAGTCAATAAAAATTATGGGACACGATATTTGGTATCTACCTCGTGAAGACTTTGATGAAAATGATCCAATCTTTGGTGAAAATATACACTCAAGATTTGAACGTGCATATCAAATGGAAGTATATCTTTCGAATATCGATGGATGGGAAGGTGATGGCGAATTCTTCACTAAGTTTGGTCTTGAAATTAGAGATAACACAAATCTTATAATTGCTAAAAGAACTTTCGACAAATATATGCCAACCAGTATTGCAAAAAGACCTCGTGAAGGAGACTTGATTTATGTTCCTGTAATGAACAAAATTTTTGAAATCAAATACGTTGAAGAAGAATTACTATTCTTTGCTAGAGGTTATAAGTATCCATACATATATGAATTGAGATGTGAAGCCTTCCGTTATGCAAACGAAGATATTTCTACTGGTGTTGAAGATATTGATGATATTGAGAAAAATCAATCTTATACAATTGAACTCGATCTTACAGGTTCGGGTGAATATAATATCAATGAAATCGTTTATCAAGGAGCAAATCTATCTGTAGCATCAGCAAAAGCTGTCGTTGGCAATTGGAGTGGTACAGATAACAAACTCTATTTACATTCAGTGAATGGTACATTTGCAGCAGCATCTGGTAATGTTGTTGGTAATTCATCCAACACAAGCAAGAGCATAGTAACAGTAGATACAATGGCTGATAATACATATTATGATCTATACAATAACAAAGACATTCAGGTAGAAGCCAATAATTATGTTGATCTATCAGAAATTAATCCTTTCGGACAACCATAAATGCTCAGTAATTCACATTTCTATTACAAACTTTTACGCAAATATATTATCATCATGGGTAATATGTTCGATAACATAACACTCGTGAAGTATGATTCATCTAACGTAGAAATCAGAAGAATCAAGGTACCATTAGTATATGGACCAAAAGATAAGTTTGTAACTAGATTTGAATCTGATCCTGATCTTCTGAAGGATACTGGTTTAGTATTACCTAGAATGTCATTTGAACTAAGAAATTTCACATATGATCCTTCTAGAAAACAAAATTCACTTCTACGAGTAGCAAAAGGTGATAATGCTTCCAGAGTATCATCTGGTTATATGGGTGTTCCATATGATTTGAATTTCGAACTCAACATCTATGCAAAAAATATAGATGATGGTAATCAGATTATGGAACAAATTCTACCATACTTCAATCCAGATTATACAGTAACTATAACACCAGTAGCTGAACTAGGATTTCTCAAAGATATACCAATTATTTTAGATAATGTGACACAGAATATTCAATATGAAGGCAACTATGATTCCGTGAGATATGTATATTTCACTTTAACATTTACACTCAAGGGGTATTTCTACGGACCAATCTCGACACCCAAGATCATCCGCAAGTCTATTGCCAATATCTTTAATGATCCTTCATTGGTTAGAGGTAATGTTATCCGAATTAACACGGATGTCGGAAACAATGGAACATTCAAAATTGGTGATACAATATATCAAGGAGATAACTATCAGACAGCAACAGCATATGCTTTTGTGAATGAATGGAACAAAGACAATCTAAGACTTGTGGTAGGTGGTGCTCAAGGCAATTTCAATGTAAATAACACTATTCGTGCTTTGAATTCCAATGCTACATATAACATTGCAAGCTTTGATACAACACCACTCAAGTTGGTCAAGATTACTGTAGAACCTGATCCTATCGATGCAGAACCGGAAGATGATTATGGGTACACAACAACAATTGAAGAATATCCAAATATTGAAAGTGATGAATAATGGATTCAAACAAATCATTATCAGAAGCATTAGGTATTGAACCTATCGAAGTTGTAGAAAAGAAGCAGGAAATTCTTGAACCTGTTCCGGAAACACCATTATCGAATGATGCAGAATCCGACTATACATTAGCCAGGCAGACATTTCGCAATCTTATTGTGCAAGGCAATCTGGCGATGGAAGATATGAAAGAACTGGCCAGACAAAGTGAGAGTCCAAGAGCATATGAAGTTTTCTCGACAATGATGAAAACTATTTCAGAGACAACAAAAGATTTATATGATCTTCACAAGAAAACAAAAGACTTAAAAGAGATTCGAGGCAAACCAACACAACCAGATGGTGCAATAAACGTAGATAGAGCAGTCTTTTGTGGAACCACTGCCGACTTATTGAAAATGATAAAGTCGAAAGAAGATAAATGAAAACATTCAGAAAAATAAAATAATAAGTGCGACATTTTGTCGCACTTATGCTAACTCATTGATATTCCATAATATTATTTTTTCTATGCATTTTTTTTTATATTACCTATGCAAAAAAGTGCTTGACATTCTTTGCATCCAGTATTATATTATACATATGTAAGGTTTCGGAAGAAACCGTATTTGCTCTTTGAACAGATCGAAAGGATCTAAAATGAAACGGACGTGGACAGCACTCCATGTTGTCGGACTGATCGTTGGTGGATACATTGTATTCACTGAGGTGGCATCCAATGTCGAACATATCGTTCATGGCACTGGAAGTCTTTATAACCCTGCGGTCTTTACGGCAATCGGTGTATCGATAGGTACAGTGTTTGCGTTCACTATGGCAATGGATGCTCTAGAAGACTGGAAAAAGCTTTCTTCTTGGGTAAATGCGATGGGACTATTTGCTGCTTTCGTCTTCGGAACGGCATTTACACTATCGACAACCCTCGATAGAACGTCTACAGCACGAGACAATCATCTTACACAAATATGGAAGAATGATGAAGAATCTAAGTCTCTGCTCGAAGTCTTCCAGAAAGTCTCTTATCAGGCGGCCAGAGAATGTGGTTCTGGTCGGGGCAAAAAGTGTGAAGCAATTTCTGATGAAGTCAAGGTTGCTCAGATGAGACTCGACCAAAGACGTAGTTCTTTGGATTCCATGGGTAAGAGAATCTCCGCAGCTACAGGCGGAATGATTACTCCTGAAAAGGCATCAATCTTTCAGCCGATGTTCATGCCAATTGCAATGTTCTTCATGGGAATCTTCATGGTTGCATATGGCGTGAAGGGTCGTATCGTTACTGGTGAGTTTCAGCATGCCCTGGAAACACCTTTGACTGGTATGGCTGCTAAGGAAGATAAGGCCAAGAGGTTCATAAAAGAATATATGAATACTCATGGCAATGCACCTAGTATAAATCAGGTGAAATCCATTGCTGAGGTGTCCTATCCTACAGCTAAACGGTACCTTGACAGGTACAAAACTTAATTCAAAGGGAGTCATTTTTGACTCCCTTTTTTTTTATAAATACTCTACAGAACTTTGTAGAGTGAGATAATGCCTAATTTCGGATATCAAAATAACCCAAATCTACCTAGAGCAGATTATCAACACAATTTCACACAACATGAAATTGATGAATTTATAAAATGTGCGAATGATCCTATATACTTTGCCAAGAAATATATAAGAATAGTAAACGTGGATAGAGGTCTCATGTCCTTTGAGATGTGGGATTTTCAACAAGAAATGCTAAAAACATTTCATGAAAATCGTTTCTCTATTTGCAAATTACCTCGTCAGGTAGGTAAAACAACCACCTCTGTTGCATATCTGTTACACTATATTTTATTCAATGAAAATGTAAATGTAGCAATTCTGGCCAATAAATCTGCCACGGCTCGTGAAATCATGAGCAGACTTCAACTGGCTTTTGAATATTTACCATTTTTTCTCAAGCAAGGTGTGGTTGAATGGAACAAAGGTTCCATAGAACTTGCTAATGGTTCCAAAGCTCTTGCAGATTCCACCTCAGGTTCATCTGTTCGTGGTAGATCTTTTAACATTATATTTTTGGATGAATTTGCATTCGTCCCGAACAATATTGCTGAATCATTCTTCATGTCTACATATCCTACCATTTCATCTGGTAATACCACCAAAGTTATTATCGTTTCTACACCAAATGGTATGAACCTATTTTATAAGATGTGGACAGAAGCTATCGAAAAGAAAAGTCTATATGTTCCTATCGAGATTCATTGGTCAATGGTTCCTGGTCGCGATGAAGCGTGGAAAGAAACGACGATTCGGAATACATCAGCAGAACAATTCAGGCAAGAATTCGAATGTATAAGCGGAAAAACATTAATACAAATTCGAGACAAATTGACTGGAAAAGAAGAAACGATCTCAATCAACGAATTATATCAACGAGTGTAAATTCACTGGATTATAAATAAATACTCTTGAACATAGGGAGTATATATAAATGCATAGAACAATTTGGAAAAATGCTTATGGTCCAATACCAAAAGACGAATATGGTAGATCATATGAAGTTCATCATAAAGATGGAAATCATCAAAATAACAATATAGATAATTTAATGTTAGTTACTATAAACGAACATTATAAAATACATCATGAACAAGGAGATTTTGGAGCATGTGTTTTGATAGCAAAAAGAATGAATATGACTCCAGAAGAAATATCAAATATACAAAAAGGTGTTAAACGTCCTGGTATAGGCGGTAGAAAAAAAGGTAGTATTCCTTGGAATAAAGGCAAAAAAGATGCCTTTTCAGACGAAACTAAACAAAAATGGAGTCAAACGAGAAAAGGTAAAATATGGAAACCAGTTAAACTCAATCAAACAATTATTAACAATATTATAGAAGAATATTTCAAAAATAAACCATTAGATGGTGTAGGTCAAATACAACAAAATGGGAAAAAATTAAGTTACCTGTGGGCTTTTTGTAAAGATCAAGCCCCTAAATATAATGTTACACCACAAGCAATTAAAAGAATGTTACTAAAAAATGTTCAAACAAAATAGTAGATATGAGATAAAGACACCTAATGGATATGAAGAATTTTCTGGTATTCAAAAAATAGAGTCCAGAAATACTTTATCAGTAACATTGGAAAATGATAGTCATATTGATATCACTCATGATCATAAATTTAAAACTCCTTTTGGTTTTATTGAAGTATCTAAACTATGTGAGGGAGATTTGATAGATACACAATATGGATTTCAGAAGATATCTAAAATTCAAGTAAATGAACATGTTGAAGATGTGTTTGATGTGATAAATTCAGGTAAAGATCACACATACTTAACTAATGGTATTGTATCTCATAATTGTGAATTCCTGGGCTCCACAAATACACTAATTCATCCCGTAAAACTCAGGTCTCTTGTTTGGCACGAACCAATTCGTAAAGATTTTTCTGATCATTTTGACATTCATAAAGAACCAGTGGATGGTCATACATATACTATGACTGTAGATGTTGCTGAAGGTCAAGGTAAAGATTATTCCACATTTTCGATTATAGATGTAACTCAGTTTCCATATAGATTGGTTGCCAAATACAGAAATAATACGATTGCT